GTATCTTTAATAATAAAGTCTTTCAGAATGTACTTACGAGGGTAAGACATGAAATGACGAATTCCTTACAGGACGACTTTTGTTCTAAGTCGGCCAGTACTTCTGCATCGTTTGAGAAAACGAGAGCAGGGGGTGGACAGCAGTCACAACTGAGAAAGTTGGCTGGGTTCTGTGAGGATTCCGGTATTAGCTCTTCGGAATTGATATCGATGAAATGGTTCCCTACGATGTATACTAGTAGAGGTATTCGATCTTCCGTTGTTCGTGAAACTCGTTCACCAACGGGTAGTGATACTTGGAAGAATTTGTTTATTCTATCTCGACAAGTTCATGAAGCTTATATGGCCTGTGGAACAAAACAGGTCCTTAAATGTACTATTCAAGCGGTTTTGGAACCCATGAAAGTACGAATAATTAGTAAGGGGGAGTCCCTCCAATACTATTCTATGCGACCGCTTCAGAAAGCGATGCATGGGGCCATGCGAAACATTCCTTGTTTTCGTCTTATTGGTCGCCCTTTATCACCTTGTGATTTAATCGATCTCCGTCAGATGTCTTGTCTTGAAGGAGATGAATGGTTTTCGATAGACTATTCAGCAGCTACCGACGGTATTTCTTATAAATATACCGGCAGGATTCTACAGTATTTGACTGGGAATCTCGAGAAATTCTGGCACGATAGTGCAGAAGCTGTTCTAGGACCACATGATCTCTATTATCCTACCGGCCATAAAGGTATGCCTGAATATAGAGGACGTCAGCGAAACGGTCAATTGATGGGGTCAATCTTATCTTTTCCAATATTATGCCTTGCTAATTTAGGCGTATATCTTCTGAATACGGAAGATGTCCAAAAGGAATGGACGGAAGATGAGATACTCGGTCACGTTTTAGTGAACGGTGATGATATGATATATGCAGCTAATCCTAGATATTGGGATACTCATATTAATATCGGTAATAGTGTTGGACTCAAAATGAGTATAGGTAAGGCTTATCACCATCCTGTTTATCTTAATGTAAACTCGATGTCTATACATTATGATCTCCGTACAAGTCAATCTAGCCCTTGGCAAATAGATTTCTTGAATACGGGTTTGTACTTCGGTCAGCATAAAGTACAACAGAGGA